GCGCATCACAGGTGATTTGATGGACAATGAACAGGCACTTGTTTATCTTGATGAAGACCAGTTGTTCGTAGCGCAAGACATCATGACTCTAGCGCAGTCTGTTCCCGGTGGAAACATTGATGTAGTAGTTCCCAATAACACTTCAGGCGTATTAGTAACTCGCGTGTATTATGACTATGAGTTCAAAGATGTATGGGGCGCAATCAAAGACCTCAGTAACTCACAAGATGGTTTTGACTTCAACATTGATGTGGCGTATGACGCGAACTTAGAGCCACGCAAATATGCTCACACAGATTATCCTTATCGCGGTGTTGCGTTTAACGCAGCAGACCCAGCAGCATTAGTATTTGAATTTCCGGGAAATGTCGTGGCGTATGAATGGCCAGATGACGGCTCAATCGTATCTAATACTATGTATGGTATTGGACCTCAATCAAATGAAGCAAAAATTCGCGCTACTGCCGTAAGCCCGACAGACCAAATCGCAGCAGGTTATCCGTTGCTTGAAGATACAGTTTCTTATACAGACCAGTATGACCCTGACTTGCTTTACCAGCAGACTCTAGGTGAAGTTACTGCTAAACAGTTGCCAGTAGTAACACCTAAAGTTGTAATCCCTGCCTACGCTTCACCAGTTCTAGGTTCATACAAAACTGGTGATGAGTGTTTAATTAGAATTACTGATGACAGATTCCCTGCTTATGGCGGTGGGTTTGGTTTATCAGTAGTAAAAAGAATTGTGTCTATCAATGTAACTCCGGGAGAAAATGGACCCGAACGCGTTACACTTACTCTGACTGACCCTACAATTACGGAGTAATCATGCCATACATCAACTTACCACCAGTTGTGTCTGAGATGTTTTGGGATTTAGATAGACGCATCAGGTCGCTTGAAACAGCATTTAGATTCAACTGCCCTTCACTTGATTTCACAACTAACGCACCAACTAATCCACGCGAAGGTGATTTGTATTTCGCTACTGATTCAGGGCATCTTGTCTATTACAATGGAACAAGTTGGCACAAACTGAATCAATCTACATATACGCCACCATAACCGAAAGGTCTAAGTAATGTCAGCACCCGATTGGGCTTCAACCGCTTCAGGCGTTCTAGCCGTTCTCGCATTTGTGTGGGCTATCCACAGATTTACAACGAAGGCTATGATTCGTGATTATTTATCTGAATTGAAACCCAATGGTGGCGGAAGTATCAAAGATAAAGTTACAGATATAGACATGAGGCAGCAACGCTTAGAAACTCGCGTTGACCAAATCTATTTCCTTATCGTTACCGATAAGAATGTTAAGTAAGTTAATTGCCCTATGCCTATGTCTAATGCTGACTGGGTGTGGTTATGATGGCTGGGTTCGGTATCCGTGCCAAGAACCGAAGAACTGGGAAACAGCAGAATGCAATCCGCCTATCTGTGAAGCAACAGGCACTTGCACTAAAGACCTACTCCCTGAAGTGGAAACCAATGGCTAAAAGAAGATATACGCCTGAAGAACTACACGCTAGATTGATAGTCACAATCGGCATACTACTTGCGCTTGTATTCGCTGGCTCTGTATTCAGTATGTTGTATGCGCTGGTATTTGTAACTCAGCCTATGAATCAAGCACCTAATGACGCAGCATTTATTGACTTAGTATCTACGCTATGTGTCTTCCTCACAGGAACGCTATCTGGTATTCTAAGTGCTAACGGATTAAAGAGTAAGCCGAAGCCCGTAGAAGGCGCAGAGGCAGATAAGGAAGCGAAATGATTAACAAGGTAATAGAACTTTGTGAGGCATCTGTGGGATACACAGAAGGCACTAACAACGATACTACTTTCGGCAAGTGGTTCGGTATGAACAATCAACCTTGGTGCGCTATGTCTGCATCTAAGATGTTCTTTGATGCTGGCATTATCAAGTCAGTAGCGAATACCAAGAAAGGCTACGCTTCATGCGACCTTTGGTTGAAGTATTTGACCAAGAACAATCAACTCGTACCGCTAGGGCAAGCAAAACGAGGCGACATTGTCTTCTTCCAATTTGATGAAGATGCTATGCCTGACCATGTCGGTATCGTCAAATTCCACAATACTAAACTAAAATACATTCAAGTATATGAAGGCAATACAAGTTCAGGTAAGTCTGGAAGCCAGTCAAATGGCGACGGGTTCTATCTGAAAAGACGCGACTACAAAACAATCATGGCAGTCGCTAGACCAAAGGAGTAACAATGAATAAGAAGATGCAAGAAGTGCTTAGTTCATACGCTCGCAGTTTTGTAGTAGCAGTTATGACTGCTTATGCTATGGGTGATATGTCAGTTAAAGATTTATTGATTGCAGGTTTAATCGCAGTAGCAGGACCTGCTATCCGCGCAGTCAATCCTAAAGACCCTGCATTCGGTATGGTTGCAGATGCTGTTGATGTTGAGTTGAATAAACTCGCTAAGGCAGATAAGAAAAAGAAGAAGTAAAATGGGATTGCTGGAAGACCTCGGTAACGAGAGCAATTTCCCAGTTACAAGACGCGCTTGGTGTTCGGTATGTGAGATGCTTAAAAGTATTTCAGATGCCGAACGCAAAGCACTCATCAGTCGTTTAGAAAACAAAGCAATCACGCACATATCATTATCAACTGTATTAAAGAACAATGGTTATGAGATTAGTGACAGCACTCTAGGGCGACACCGACGAGGGGTATGTCAAAGTGTCGCTAGAAAATGATTTAGATAAACTTGAAAAAGAACACGACCCTGAAGTAATTGAGTTGCGCAAAGCATTACAGCGAGCGCAGAAACAATTACAGCAGCAGAAACAAAAGACAGATGAATTAGTTGATGCAACTATTCAGGCTTCTTACGATGCTGTATTAGCGATGGGTAAAATACCACCAGTCATTACGCGTGATGCTGATAAGCGTAAAGTCAAAGCGGAAGTTGCATTGTGGCACTTAACTGACTGGCAAGGTGCTAAGAAAACTGTTTCATACGATAGTGATGTTATGCGCAAGCGCGTAATGTCTTTCTGTGAGAAGGCTGTTCACATCACAGATATCCAGCGAGCCGACCACCCAGTTAAAGATGTAACTATCATGTTCGGTGGCGATATGGTAGAAGGCTTATTCAACTTCCCATCACAGGCATTTGAGATTGATGCGACACTCTTTGAGCAGTATGTGAATGTGTCTAGGCTTCTAGTTGAAGTTGTGCGCTACGCTTTATCTAACTACGAGAAAGTGACAGTAGTTCCAGAGTGGGGTAATCATGGGCGTATTGGAAGCAAGCGAGATAATGTACCGCGCTCCGATAACTTCGACAGAATGTGCTATGAACTGGCACGACAGTTGTTGTCAGGAGAAAAACGACTTACATGGCAGGAGTGTCCAGAAGATATCCAGCGAGTTGAAATCGGCAATTACAAGGCGTTACTCATTCACGGTGACGAGGTCGGGCGAAATGGTTTTGCGAGTCCGGGCGCGATTGTTCAGCACGCAAATAAATGGCGGTCAGGGTCATATCCTTGGGATTTCAGAGATGTGTATATCGGTCACTACCACACCCACGCAGAATGGGCGATGGCAAACGGACAAGGCGCGGTATACCAAACAGGTTCAACTGAATCAGATAATCGGTATGCTGGGGTTATGCTCGCGGCATCTGCAACTCCATCACAAAGACTGCACTTCATTGACCCAATCAAAGGTCGTGTCACAGCAGCATACAAAGTTTGGTTAGACTAATGGAAGCAAATGATATGTTAGCGGAAGCAAGTTGTTTATTAACTGATAGCCGTATGAAAACTTATGGTTCGTTCTGGAACAATCATCGCCGTATCGGCGTGATGTGGGGCGAACTACTGGAATTAGAAGAAGCAATACCACCTGAAACAGTTGCCGTAATGATGGCACTTGTTAAGATATCTAGAATTGCTAATGATTCAACACACACCGATAACTATGTAGATGCTATTGCGTATCTGAGTGGTGCTGGAGAATTAGCAACTGAATAACGGAACGCGCAAAACTTGACCCTCACTTCGGTGGGGGTCTTTTTTTGTTTTAGTCTGCGTCTTCTTCTTCATCATCATCTTCATACTCGCTTGCGCGGAATGCATAGATGTCAATGCCTTCAAGTTTTGCTTTATCTAAGATACCGACAAACAACTCATACGCACGATTAGCGATGTCGTCTAGTTGGTCAGGATAAGAAGCAGAGTGTTCTACTTCAACATAGAGTCCATGTAAGGAAAGAGTAATCTTGCCTTTAGGTATAGGAGATTGGGGTGCTGGCATGGGGCTAACAATACCCCCTCGGCTATGCCCCCTCTAATAATCATCACCTGCCTGAGTGTCGCTGGGTAGCGTAACACAGGGTGAGCCTGTATACTTGACCTTGTCGGCACGCGGTTGGGGTATATCCAAGGATAGCCAGCCAGAGTGAAAAAGCGACAGGTCAGGTTAGTAAAACTGGTGAACTGATTCGAATCATTACGAATCCCTAGGGAATTCGATATCAGGTGACAGAAAACTAATGCTTACCAAATTACATAGTGACGACTCGGTTATTACAAGACGACGCCCGAACCAGTTCTAGGTTCCATGACGAGTAATCGCGACGACCTGATTCATCAGCGAGCGGTGACAATTACAAATCTAGCGCAACGGCTTGTAAGTTACGAGGATTTTTTATTATTAGAACGAAACATACAGCATCCAGTTGTATGTCTAGTGGTAAATGCCACTACTGACGAGTTCAGATTATTTGAAGGGTAAATCAAATGACAACAGAAAACACAACTACAGAATCAATCGTTCCAACTCCAGCAGATATCGCTGAAGAATTTGTGAAAGCGAACACGACTTCCGCAATCATTGAAGAGTTTGTGAATCATCACAACGCTATTGAATCTTTGAAGCGAAAGTTAGAATACGCTGAACAAGATGCACGAAATCAACGCAGTCGCTGGGCTTCAATGGCTGAAACGATTGAAGACTTCTTGAAAGAGCATATCTCAGAAGGTAACTCAGCATCTGTTACTGACTTGAAAGAACTAGCAGCCGAACTTGATATTGAATTGACTAAAGAAGTTGAAGTCACATTCACAGTTGAAGTTACTGCAACTATTACAGTTCCGCTTGATTTTGATGCAGAAGATATTGAAGAATCAGATTTCGATATCCGCATTAACTACGAAGGCAACCATGATGATGTTGAGTGTGACGACATTGAGTGGAATACAAATGATTTCACATCAGACGACAAGTAAGGAAGGGTAATCATGACAACGAAAATCAATATGCAAGACCTAGAAACTAGCATCACTCGTCCAACACCAGACACCATTCAAGTGAACGCTTGGATTGGTGACTTATATCTTGGTCAGCGTACCTATCGTGGTACTACTGTCAAGAAAGCACTACGCATGGCAACAGATTATATCCGTATCAATGGCTCACTCCACTAACAACTAACAGAAAGCAAGGGTAAATACAAATGGCACTATCATGGACAATCGAAAACTGCACTAACTGGGAATCACTAAAGTCAGATGAAAAATGGGCAACTACTAACACTTTCATCTGGGCAACTATGTCTATTGACATGAATGAAATCACTGAAGACAATGCAATCGAGTTTTATGCTCGAATGAAACTGATTGAGTTCTGCTCTGATGGACTGCTGTTCGAAGCAAATGAGTATGGCAAACGAGTACCAATTACATATCAGCATGTCACAGAACGCATTGGGCTACACACTAATGCGTATTCTAGAAATACCTTCAATCAATGGTTCAAGCGAATCGCTATGGCTTATTCAAAGACTCATAGTGAAAATGGTATGAAGGCTGCTTACTACTCTGCAAAAGCAGAAGTAGAAAATCTAACTGAAAGGGTATCAGCATGAGAGAGTTCAACTACATAGCACTTCAATCAGGTGGCTATTACGGCGAGGCTGCTCAGCGACATGACTGGGTAAATGCAGGTCAAAGTATGGTAATTGAATATCAACAGTTCATTAAGTTCATGAACGATGGTGTAGTTACACAACCTATCTTCGTCACAGATGAATACAGTCTAGCGATTGATATGGCTAAACAACTCAACGAGTCAGCGTTCGCTGCTCAGAATGGAATACTACAAGATGAGCAGAAGTAAAGACTTCGAATATACACAACCTGAAATCACAGCATACGGATATGGCATTGAACGCCATGACCTGACTGCTTTCTTATCTATTGTCTATGTCAATGGAACATTTGAAAAACGATTTCAAGGTGAAACT